TTTCCCGTTGTATTTGCTGAACATTTTGTCATTAACTTTACTAAATCAACGTGTTTTGATCCATTTGGCGGGACAGGAACTACATTGATAGCGTGTGAGAAAAATGCCCGCAAGTGTTTCATGATGGAGTTAGATCCCAAGTACTGCGATGTGATTATCGAAAGATGGCAAGACTTCACAGGAAACGAAGCTGTGAATATGGCTAGAAACGAAACGTACGACAGGATCAAGCCATGAAAATTACTGACTTAAAACTAAGTGAAATTACGCCATATAAAGATAACCCTAGAAACAGTGATGACGGAGTGGCTGTAGTAAAAAAGTCCATATCTGAGTTCGGCTTTCAGCAGCCATTAGTCATAGACAAAAACAATGTAATCGTTGTGGGTCATACGCGGTACAAGGCAGCCGTTGATTTGGGTTATGAAACCGTCCCATGCTTGAAAGCCGACAAATTGAGTGATGAGCAAATTAAGGCTTATCGGATAATGGATAACAAGTCTTCAGAGTTTTCTACGTGGGACTTCTCGTTATTGACGAACGAAATAAATAGTCTAATGGAGTTAGATTTTGATGTTGGATTTACTGGGTTTGATGATAAAGAAATAGCAGACCTAAATGCAGAATTTAATATTGAGGAAGGTCTTACGGATGAAGATGCAGTCCCCGAAGTACCTGAATCTCCCGTTACGGTTGAGGGTGATGTCTGGATATTAGGCAACCACAGATTGATGTGTGGTGATTCTACTAGCATTGATGTGGTAGATAAACTGATGGATGGTAATAAAGCTGACATGGTTTTTACCGACCCGCCTTATGGTGTTGATTACGATGGTGGTCACGCTGTAAAGGGCGTTAGGCGTGACATATTAAAAAATGATGGGACTGTAGATATTTACAATGATGTTCTTCCTGTAATTTATACAGCCACTAAGGATGGATCTCCTTTGTATCTATGGTTTAGTGACAGCAAATCACTAGCAGTATTATCAGCAGTATTATCAGCAGGATATGAGGTAAGAAATACTTTAATCTGGAACAAGAATGTCGCTCAGTTTGGTGCGATAGGCGCTCAATACAAGAGCAAGCACGAGCCTTGTTTATATTGCTTTAAGAAAGGAAACCCGCCATTTTGGGCAGGAGTAAATAATGAAGTCAGTGTGTGGGATATAAACCGAGCTGTTAAGAATGAATTTCACCCGACACAGAAGCCTGTAGAGTTGGCAGAGAGAGCATTAAAGAATAGCAGTAAAGGCGGTGATTCTGTCATTGACTTATTCGGTGGCTCAGGCTCAACACTAATAGCCTGTGAGAAAAACAATAGGCTTTGCCGCATGATGGAACTAGACCCAAAGTATTGTGATGTTATTATCAATCGGTGGCAGGATTACACCGGAGAAAATGCAATTCTGGAATCAACGGGAAAGACAAAGGCAAGAGTATATAACGATGAAAGTCTTAAGAGGGAAATAGCCAATCAAAAATAGTATGACTTTCAAGGTCTTACAAGAATTAAGCCTCGCGGGATCAGTTGATTCGTTCTTCACTATGGCGAGCGTAGATGATCTTATCCCTTACTCGGGGAACCCGAAGCTGCACCCCGATTCTCAAATTGAGCAGATAGCTAATAGCATCAGGGAGTGGGGTTTCACCATCCCCGTACTCATAGACCCAGAAGGTAACGTCATTGCTGGACATGGCAGACTCTTAGCAGCGAAACAAGTGGGACTAAGCGAAGTGCCTTGCATGGTGGCGCATGATTGGACTGAGAAACAGAAACGGGCCTATGTAATAGCCGATAACAAATTAGCTGAGAGTAGCGAATGGGACACCAATCAATACTTCAATGAACTCAAAGAGATAAGTGAGAGCGGATTTGATATGAAGCTATTGGGGGTTGACGATGAAGCACCAGTAACCCCATACGTTGAACTCATCGTTGACTTTAGCGACACCCTGGATTCAGACGTACCAGCCGCCGACAAAACCAAGCCAGTAAAGAAAAGCGTTAGCGTGGAATGTCCACACTGTTCAAAAAGTTTTGTTGTATGATAATGATATATCTTGAACTTATACGATAACGGTGGGCAATGTCTAAGAAGATGACAGACGAGCTTCGGATGGAGATTCGAGACGAATTTGTCCACGGCTATCCAAATGATGAAGGGGCCATGGCGTACCCCTCCATAGACCAGCTCTACCAACGCCATGATGTATCTAGGCCCACGCTCTATCGCGCCGCGAAGCGAGAAGATTGGCAGAAGCAAAAGAACCAGTACCAGAGCGAGCTACAGGCGAAGCAAGACCAAGAACGCCTAGAGGCGATGCTGAAAAGCGGGAAACGCCTTGATGACAATGCCTTAGCTATCGCTCAAGCTATGCTAACCAGGATCGGGAGGCGGTTACAGCGAGCTATTAAGTTGGAGCAGGATAGTCCCACCAATCAAGATGGTAGTGAACGGGTATGGATGACTTCGGTGGAGTTTAAGGACTTATCTATCGTTGCTGCTAACGCTCAGAAGGTGGGTAAGTTGGCTCTTGGCGAGGCTACCGACATAAGCAAGGTGAGCGCAGATGTTACAAACCCAGAAGCCTTCAGAGCAGTTATGGAACAACTTGACGAACTTGCGGAGGCCAAGTCTCGTCAAAGCAACGAGCCTGTACACTGATTGGCTTGAGACAGCACGACCCACACAGCTAACGCCTTCAGGCGATTGGTTTATATGGCTTATCCTAGCGGGTAGGGGTTGGGGAAAAACACGAACAGGGGCCACTGACGCAATCCTCTACGCGCTCAAGAACCCAGAAGTTCAGGTGGCAGTCGTTACTCCCACGTTCGGTGATCTGAGGCGCGTGGCTTTCGAGGGCGTGTCTGGAATTCTGAAATTCGTCCCGCGAGAGTGTTTGTTAGAGGGCAGGGGTCAGGGCTACAACTCCAGCGGAATGTCTATCCGTCTGAACAACGGATCAGTCATTATGGGTTACTCCGCAACGGAGCCTGATAGATTGCGTGGCCCACAGTTCCACAGGGCGTGGTGCGATGAGTTGGCGGCTTGGCGATACCCCGAGACATTTGACCAGCTTATGTTCGCCCTGCGTCTTGGCGATAAACCCCAGTGCATCATCACTACAACTCCGAGGCCAACCCCGCTTATCAAGAGGTTAGTGAACAGGGATGATGTGCGCGTTACGAGGGGCAGTACCTTTGAGAACGCTGATAACCTTGCCGAATCTGCGCTGGAGATGTTGAAGGAGCGGTACGAGGGAACAACCCTAGGGCGGCAGGAGCTTTATGCGGAGATCGTGGATGATGTGGAGGGCGCTTTGTGGAGGCCATCTATGATTGATGAGACTAGGCTTTCCAAAGACGAGGAGAGAGAGTTAAGTCAGATCATTGTAGCCGTTGATCCTGCTGTAACCTCACACGAAGGGTCTGATGAAACAGGCATCGTTGTTGTGGGCAAGGACAGTCACAATAGGTTCTATGTGCTGGAGGATTTATCAGGACGTCATTCGGCGGATAAATGGGGCCGAATTGCGATTCGTGCGTACTATGAGTGGGAAGCTGATAGAATTGTCGCGGAAGTAAATAATGGGGGAGACTTAGTTGAACGACTAATCAGAACCATAGATACGAATGTTCCCTATCGAAGCGTCAGAGCATCGCGGGGCAAGATGATGAGGGCAGAGCCGATAGCCGCTCTGTATGAACAAAAGCGAGTACACCACTTGGGGTATTTCGCTGAACTAGAAACGCAGATGTGTACTTATACTGGTGACACTAGGTCTAGCCCAGACAGATTAGACGCTTTGGTCTGGGGTCTAGCGGAATTGAGCAAGTCGCGGGGCGATGTTGCGTGGAGGGTGAGTTAATGGCATTGATGGACAGGGTTAAGAATTACTTTAGCAATGAACCCTCCAAGAAGGCTCTTGGGAATATGGTGACGTACTTTGGGGTCAGTGGTGGCGGCAGTAAGAGTTACAAGTACGCGGACTTGGCCTCTGAGGGCTACATGAAGAACGCCATCGTCTACCGATGCGTTAATGAAATAGCAAGAGGGGCTGCATCAGTTGAGTTCATGGTGAAAAGCGGGGATGACGTTATTGAGCAGCATCCAGTTATTTCTCTATTGAATCGCCCCAACCCGCTGCAATCTTATAGCGAATTCTTTTCCAGTTTGTTTGGATACCTTCTTTTAAGTGGTAACGCCTATGTTCTAAAGGTTGGCGGCGGTATGGCTAGTGGGCCAAAAGAGTTGCACCTACTCAGGCCAGATAGAATCAGGATTAAAGGCGGTTCCAGGCCGATACCAGAGAAGTATGAGTACGTCCTCAATGGGCGGGTGGAGCGCACTTATGAGGTAGATCAAGAGAATGGGTTTAGCGAACTAAAGCACATCAAGCTGTGGAACCCGTTGTCAGATTACGAGGGGTGTTCGCCACTATCAGCCGCAGCGGTTGAGATTGACCAGCACAACCTGGCTAGTCAGCACAACATCTCTCTGCTGAACAACGGGGCAAGGCCAAGCGGTGCGATAGTGTTCAAGCCAAAGGATGATGCGGGGTTCGCCGTCAATCTAACTGAATCCCAGAGGCAGCAACTTCTCACTGATCTAAACACTCGCTTCTCGGGATCAGCAAACGCGGGTAGGCCGATGCTATTAGAGGGTGATTTTGATTGGAAGGAGATGGGCCTGTCTCCAAAGGATATGGATTTCATTAACCTCAAGCACATGGCAACCACTGACATTGCTTTATGTTTCGGTGTGCCTAGTCAGTTAGTTGGAGTTCCAGATGCCCAGACTTACGCGAATGTGGCAGAGGCTAGGCTGGCGCTGTACGAGGAAACCATCATCCCGCATCTGCGCCTGATCCAATCGGATTTGAATGAGTGGCTTATACCCATGTTCGGTGAGAGCTTGAGGTTTGAGTATGACCTCCAAGCCATCCCCGCTCTGGCGGAACGGCAGCGCAAGACTTACGAGAACATCACCAGTGCGGTACGCGAAGGGATCATGACTAGGAATGAAGCCAGAGAGAAAATCGGCCTTAGTCCTATTGATGGTGGGGATGACATCTACATCTCAGCCAATCTGTTCCCGCTAGGGTCAGAGCCTTCAGTTCCAGCGCCCGATGTGCCTGATAATGATGAGGATGTTGAGGACTACACATCTGATGATGAAAAGGCGGTTATCTCTACAAATGGGTCAGGCGCGTCAGAAACGGCTTTATGAGGGGCCGTATGCGGTGACTTCTAGGACTGCCCCTACCAATGGCATACCCTAATGTTGTCTATTAGAAAGCAATTAAGATCATTCAGGCGCGGCAGGGTTCGGGTAGTCTATGAGCTACGAAGCCAGCGCAGAATCAGAGACAACC